GGATGAGCCAGGGTCTAGGGTTGATCGCCCAGAGCCTAGCAATGAGGCAAGATAGGCGCTCATGGAGTTAGCAAAGTTTATTTGTGAGGCAGTCATTGTAGATGTACCTGTTGCCGCTAATCCTGCCGCAGTTGCTAACTTGTCCAGTGCCGTTGCAGCTTCTAATTCTTTTGCAATCTTGGCAGCTTGTGCCTTATCTAAATCATCCAAAGCCTTCGATGCGGCAGCGCCTTCTTGATCTAATATGACTAACTTGGCACGGATAGCAGCCTTTTCTGCCTCATCCTTTGAATTAGCCAGAGCAGCCGTTAGCCCGATTCTGTCTATGTCGAATTTCTTTTTGAGTTCATCTAGGGCTGCTTGGTCTTTCTTTAGTTTGAGCGCTGCCTTCTCAGCAGCTGTCATTGCTTTGACTACCGCTGTAAATTTTCCACCCGCTGCGATAAAGTTTTCAATTGTGTTAGAGCTGCCATAACCTTTAGGCCTAGAGTTTGCGCCTAATTTTGCTAACTGACCTATTGGGCCATTACGAAATAAAACTTCCTGTGCTTCCATTAAAAAGGACATGCCAGGTATATTTTTGATTTTACTTATCAATATGCCAATGCCACGAATTACATCTGCTGTTTGTGTAGCTAAACGTTCCATTGAATCAGCAAAGTTTGTAATGCTCTTATCTTTTCCAAGAGATGAAATAGCGTCAAGCAAACCCTGGCCTATGATTTCTTTACTATTGGCTGAGGCTACCGCTAAGTTTGCCATTTGCCCTGAGTAACCCATAAGCGCAGCCTTAGCTTGCCCTTCATAAGTTTTGCTTAGCGATTTAGTAATCTTCTCCATGTCGCCACTTGCTAACGTGGCTTTGTCTATCTTTACGCCTAACTTACCAAGAGCTGTAGTTTGCCCCAGGTAACCCTTTGATAATGCCGTTGTCACCGCACCTAAATCTTTTGATGTTCCCGCTGAAACATCGAGTGCAATTTTTAGTGTTTTTTGAGAGAGTGCAACATCGCCTGTAGCAGTTAGTAGCCGTTGAAAGGCTGGTCTAAGTTCATCATCTAATACGCCTGTTGTTCTTTGTATCTGTGCAATAAAGTTTTCGACATTGCCTACAGCCCAGGAGTTGCCTGTATTCTTGAGTTGTATAGCTAGGGATCGCGCAGCCTTCTCATCGGCTGCAAATGCTGCCACTGATGCCTTGCCGAATTGGTAGAGCTTACGCGCTGCAAATAAGCCTGCAAATGCCTTAGCAGTTTTGTTTACTTGTTTTTCAAATCCTCTTAAACCTTTGCCAGCAGCCTTGAGGCCTTTATTGTTATAAGTAGTGACTGCGCTAACGTATAAATTAGGCATCTATGCCGCCAATCTATAACTTGATTGATTAAAGGCACGGACTGCATTATCTATCGCTGTGCGCACTGCAATATTGACCTGGCCTTGCTGACTATCCCATGCGGCAAATACCAAACGACCACGCATGCTGGTATTGCCAAATCTTGGATCAGCACCCGTTGAGCTACCCACTAACGGGCTGTAAGCATTAAGGCGATCATTGAATTGCTTACCTGCAAGAGGGTTAAGGCTGAGATTATCGTGGCGCGTTGTGGACATTGATTTTTTCTTATTGAATCTGTGCCTGCTCATAACTACATGCTCAGTTGGCCTGCCGTTAGGATTTACGCGCCCTGATGTCTCATAGATAGCACCTGCAGCGCTGGTGTTAGCTACATAAAAGGATGCCTTGAAACCACTTTGAGAAGCCTGATTTCTGCCTGCTCGGTAAATAATTCCATTTTTGACATCAGCAGAATCAAATTTAGGGAAAGGCCTATATCTTGCCCTTTGCGACTCAGAACCATTTTCCACCCAGTTAGTGAGCATCGAAGTATTATCGGCAACCAGGCCGCGCGCCTTGTCTCGTATAGGAATCATGGCAGCCTTGATTTGTCGTTTCATTTGTTTATTGAGATCAGGGTCAAACTTACGCAATGCCTTAAGAGTGCCTTCTAGCCCTGTTATGTCTAGTGGCATCTCGTATCTCCTTAGCTCTATCGTTTATCACCTGTATTACTGTCTTGAACATTAGCTCATCCATTGCTAGCACTTGATCGGGGCTTATCTTTAACTCAACCGCTAGTGAGGCGACTAAGTATGCAAATGATTCCCGATTTACGCTTTTGGGTTGTCATCTCCTAATATCTCAACTTCAACCAATGTGGCTAGGAAGTCATCTCCAAATGGTGGGATAACTTCCTGCCTCATCAGAGCGTTGTGCGCTAGCCAATAAAGATCGCTTTGCTTTTCCATTTCTCTAAATTGTTTAGAGATGCCTTGACCTGCGTATTTTTCAAACGCATATTCGATCATGGGAGTAATGCTTACTATAGTATCGCCGCTTGCCCTTGTTATCTTTAGCCGCATGATAAAACCTTAGAAGGCTACCGTTGGTGAGACAGTGACAGCAGTATTGACTGTAAAGCTAACGGATGAGTTAGCCATGTCGCCAGGGCCACCTGTACCCACAGGGGTGAGGTTATTTACAAGAATGCTGAATTGGTAGGTTGGATTAGCGGCTGAGACTACGCCACCCTTAACCGTGATCATGGAAACTGCAACAGTAGTGCCGAATGCAGTATTGAGAGTCTGCATGACTTGAGATGCGGCCCAGTCATTAAGAAAATCAAGCGTTAAGGTTGCAGACTCTAATCCCTTTGTAAATTCATGAAATGTAGAAGTGCTGCCCATTTTGGTAACTTCTAACTCATCAAATGTCTGCGTTAGCACTACTCCCGTAATGTATGAGCTGATGTCCACTGTGGCAATTTTGACACCAACGTTATTATTTAGATAGATAGCCATCTTATTCTTCCTTTTCTGTTTGCTTGGTAGTTGGTGTTAATAATCCAAGTTTAACCACTACTGCTAGGGTCGCCTCAGATAAATCGGGATCAGTAACGATTGCGCCAGGTGAATGGCCTTCCCAATCGCTCTCACTTGTTACTTTATACGTTGCCATTTATTTCTCCTATGTCCAGCTCGTTAGTACGCTAATGGTAAATTCACTACTTAATAAATCGCCACTGGCCACGCTGATAACGCTAGGTGCTGATACTGATGTCACGTTATAGACAATGGTTGAAGCGGCTAATAAATTAAAGACTGCAACAATGGTTTCTTCTATGCCTTGCAAATTTCCAGCGTTATCAAACATTGGAATCATCATAATAATTTTGAAGGATGCCAGGGGCGCAATATCGGATCGTGAGTTATTACTTGGCACAATGTATGGATCGCTTGGAACGACAATTACCGAGTTAGCTACTAAATTGCTAGGTGGATAGCTAAAGGTTGACCATACGCTGGCGTTAGTAATGGCTGCTGCAATAGTAGATCGCAGGGTAGTAATTGCCGCAGTCATTTATCCCACCATTGCCGAAGGTGAAAGATAAGGGGCTAACAGGCCTCTAATAGATGCCATGAGCGTATTAGACATTTTGAATGGTGAAGGACTATAGCCATCCACACTGACAGCGCCATTTTGCGTACTAAACCTTGATGTCCAGATATTTTCAGCTAACATCAACGCAGCGGCATTTATGGCTGGTGTTGTGGCATAGCTAGCAGTCTTAGTATCATCTCCAGTTGCGCTGCCGTAAGGCAACACGCGCCTGAAGTTTTGATCTGCCGCTACTTTTGCATATTGAATAAAGCTATAACCCTGTGGATATTGCCAGTAGTTGAGCTGCATATTAAAGGCAGGCAAGATATTAGAAGTGCCAGTACTCCAGGGCAGCGTTGCAGTAATTGTGTATGCACCGTTGAAGGTAGAGCCAGCCCCAGCAATAGTTACTGATTGGCCCGTAGTAAATATGCCAGGGCTGGCAAGCATGACTGTAGCTACATTAGAAACCAATGCAGTTCCCACTACAGGGCTTGCATCAAACCAAAGAAACCCATTAATAAGATCTTGAGCGCTTTGGCAGGTGTCCTCAATCCACGTGTAAGAATCGTAAAGAGTACCGACACCCAAAGATGCCTTTAGAGTTGCGGCTGTTACATAAGTAGCTGCCATCTCGGTACTCCCTTCAATTAGGTTGATAGGGGCAAGGGCTGCAAGCCCCTATCAACATTTAGTGGTTATGGTTTATGTGAAATTGAAACGAATGATTCCCTTAGGCATCTTGGCAATAGTTGCCATGTAACCATAAATTGCAACCTGAACCTGAAGGTTCGAAACAACATTTACACTCATGTAAGCCTGGCTTGACTGGTAAACGGTGAATGCTTCAGGTGCAAGAATAATTGCAGAATCATCAACTGTTGTTGTCGCTGCAAAGTTCTTATCCACATACAAATCCAACCCAAGAACATTTCCACGGATTGAACCAGGCTGTACAAGACCGCCTGCGTTCATTGGCTGGCTTGCAGAATATACGGGGCGATTTTGACTATCTACAGCGCCCATGAGTAACTGCCATTGTGATCCGTTAGCAATATAGTTATTAGCAAAGTAACCTGTTGCTTCATAAACCATACGTGCTGCTTCAGATGCATAGCCAATAATACCTACGGAAGTTGCAGCTTGTGCAGTTGTTGCAAGTGTTCCAGCAGTCACAAGGGCTGCATTAACTGTTGTATCAAGTGTCTTGAGGTACGCATTTTGTAGTTGGGCTGTGAGCTCAGAATAAAAATTCGGATCGCTGCGCTCGAGCAACTCAATACTTATTGTATTCATACCAGAATACTTGGAAATTGTGCCTGATAAATATTCAGTCACCATGCCTGTATTTTGTACAGCGCCTGCTTCTGCCTCAACAGTTACAGCTGGTGCAACGCCTGACTGACCGCCTGCGGATGTAACAAGTGATGGAACATTTATTGTCATACCACTTGCAGGAAGTGTGCCGCGTGAACACGCATCAATTGACGGAGTTCCAAATCGTGTGTTAGTTGGAAACTCTGAAAGGTACTGGGTGGGATTAAATGCTGGATTAAGTGCCATGGTGTCATCAGCTGCAGTGACATAAAGCTTTGAATCATCGCTACCTAATGCTGCCTTAATCTTGTGTTCTGTATATGTAGCCATGCTAATAATTGGAGTACGCACACTCTGACTATTAAGTACGGATGGACGGATTATTGGACGTGCTGCCTCTACTGTAGGTGCAGCCTGCTCTGGTACAGCATTAGCTGTATCGGGCGCAGTTATATCAGGGGCTGTTGTCACAGCGGCCTCACTCTCTGTTTCTGTTGTTGGGTTTGTTTCATCTACTGCATCGCTTGCGCTAGCAGCAATCTTTTGCACTACGGCTGACTGAAAAGCCTGCGTTTCAACCAGGCTCACTTCTCTCAGCACAGCCGCAGTCACCAGGAGATAGTCCTTTTGTGACTTAGACGTTGTTACTTCAACGCCTACGGATAAGCCACTCATCAGCTGTTCCTGGGCTAGCAAAATCGCATCAGATCCACGTGAGCTAGCACTAATTTTGAAGCTAGCATATACGCCTGATTTATCTGATCTCATTGATTGCATGCGCCCGATAGGTTTTGTATTGTCGTGGCTCATTAATAGTTTCACACCTGATACATCAGGTATTTGTATGCTGCCTTCGGCAAATACAACAGCACCAGCGCTTGTTTGGCCCACCTCACCGTATGGCGCAATCTTGCCTGAAATCATACGGCGTTCTGTATCGCTAGCTTCTATATTGCTACTGAATGTTAAGATCATCATTATCTCCTAATCCGTATGGGCTCATGTGTTCCATTTCTCTTGCATGCTCTAAATCAATTAGGCCAAGATCAAGTAACTTTTCAATTGCATTTAAGCGCGCCATAGTGTCAGCGCGTAAGAAGGTCTCATCGATAGCAAAGCGCACAATGTTGCCGTGGCGTGTTACGTCATCCATGCTCAGGCGATTTTCAATGGCAGAAATAAATGGCTGCAAAGAATAAGCCACGAATTCTTTTCTGCCATCTAAAATGTTCTGATAGGTCATGGAATTATTCATATCAGCAGAAATATAATATGCTGGCACATTCATTAATCGTGCAATTTCAGTAGCTAAGTACTGGCTGGCTTCCGTGTATAACATGTCTTTAGGTGAGAAGCCGATATTTTGTGCTTCTAATGTAGAAGTAAGGTAGGCCGTAGATCGCGATGCTCTAGCTGCCTTCCATGCAGATAAGATGCCGCTAATTTGTGCCTCAGGCAAATCCGCACCTGTGTTCTTAATAATCGTAGTTGCCATCGGTGTTGCCGCAGCAACGGCTGCCGCTTTTTGAATATCTAGTGCGCTCTGTATTGTGCGCCCACCTGTTTCTAACACGCCAGGCAATAAACTCTGAAATGTAAGTAAACTACCAATGCCAGACATAGGGGCGCGTTCACCATTGACTGAGTAATAATCAACTTGATCCCCGTATTGATTTGTTGTGACAGTAACGCGTGTGTTAGCTATCCATTCAAAGCCCGAAGGTCTGCCATCATCGGCATATAAACTTGTAACACGCCAATAACTGGTTCCATAAAATAAAAGTGAATCCACCGTGTAAGCAATCGTGACACTGCGCGGCTGGCGTATATCTGGCTGTTCTAACCACAGTGGTGATTCTAATTCTTCACCTGTAGATTTTCTGTATAGCTCTAAATCAATACTAGAGATGACTCCACATATTAAATTTCTGCACCGTGAAACGCTAGCTACTTGCAAAGCAGTGTTTCGATCCATGCCAACGCCAAAGTTAGAAAGGCCAGAATTGAAACTATAAATACCTGATCCATAACCCGTATTCATTATGGCAGGGGCTAGCTGGGCCTCTACATCAGTACGCTTAAATCCTAGAGTCTGCAGTAATCCCATGTGGGGCATTTTTTCAGTTTGTCAAGGATATTTCAGTTTATGTTGGGCGTGTCGCTAGGCGTATATTTTTGCCTCATTGACAGGTTGGGCTAGCACGTGAATTACCATTGCAAGGCCAATCGGTATATCAACAGGGCCTGCAGATTTACGGCGCACAATTCGCCAGGCATCAGGCGATATTTTTGCAGCACAGTTAGCCATTTGTTGTATGAGCGCTTCCTGGCCACTGTGGACAACCCTAAAGTTACTCAGGGCATCATGGAAATCTGAACAGGCCGTGTAAAAAGCCGCACCGCTAATATCTCGGGTTTGCACGCCGCTATTTTGCAGGCGCTGGGCTATTGAGGCCGTAGTATATTTATCAAAGCAGACTACACGCGGGTAATAGAGATCGCACCATTTTTTGATTGATGCCGCTATAGCTAACTCATCTACGGCTATTTGTGAGCTATAAGTCTCTAGTACAGCTATACCTATCTTGCCACTAGGCAATAATTGGCCCATTACAAGACTTGCATCGCGCCTGCTCGGGCTTACGTCAAAGCCAAATACAGTAAGGGGCCCAGGTGACATTTTTAGCGTTATATCACTTGTATCTTCGACTGCATTATGCGGCCACGGACTTTGCAGGCTATCTATCCATTGACACAACGATTCAACCCTAAATTGCTCTACCGTTTGCGTAATCAAAGCTTCAGCTAGTGCTTCCTCGCTAATGAGTGTGCCTAGAGCAGGGTTAGCCATTGCCCAGGCTTTACGATCATCTATTTTTGCAAACTGTGGCGCGCTGTACTCGTAAAAGCCGAATGACTCAGGTGGGTTAGACATGGCTCGCTCGCGTAGGCTATTTAGAGTTTCGCTAAATGCATCGCCTGCATTTGAGGCTAGCATGGTCTGGCTATTGATACGGGCTCTGGTTATCGGTGTAGCAGCTGCAAATGCGGTTGGGTCAATCTCGCGCATTTCATCTATAAATAGGAAATCGGCGCTAGCGCCTCTGGCTGAGTCACGCGTGGCTGCCCTAACATCTAGCCTTGCACCTGATTTCAACACAATAGCCTCAGCACCGTTTGCATAGCGTATGGTCTTTAGCTCTTTTTTTAGCTGCGGACTATCTTCTATTGCCTCGGCTACTTCACGAAAAGTAGTTAGTGCCATAGCACGGGCTGAGCTAATAATTATGTGGTTACGCTCGCCAAATAAGAATAAGCCAGCCAGGATACGCATGCGCGCTAGGTGAGTCTTGCCGTTTTGTCTTGCGCACATAGTTAGCACGGTCTTGCGCCTAAACAGTTGCGTTTTCTTATCGTAGGTCAGCATGTCATCTAGCACTAGGCGTTGCCAAGGTAAAAGCGGCAGGCCAATAGAGTCTGCTAGATTGCTTACTTCTTTACCGCGACTTGGGCCCTTTAGCCATGGGCTGTGAAGCCGTGGCTCGGCTAGCCCCCGTAAGGGTTTTTTCAATCTGGTTACGTTAGTCATACATCCTGCTCAGGTTGGCCAGTACAAGGCCCAGGTTGGGTCACTACCGCCATGCCTAGGGAGATAC